TTCACCCCCTGCTTCTGAATTATGAAACTCAACGACTTCTGCTGGTGTCTTATCAATAAAACTCTGGTGATAAGCGCGTAGTTCGTCATCAATAGAGGTATCTTCAAGAGCAGCCAGAGTCTTACGATATATATCTAACTGAATGTTAAAGGCTTCGTTGGCTCTGTTAGTCTCTGTATCAGCTTCCCACTGTTCCATGTAAGTGTTGAACTCACCGTCATTCTTACGGATAGACCGTTCTCTCATCCATTGTGGCCACTCAGAATCAATGTAGTCCTGAGTGACAGACTCAACGGAGGCCCCTTCGAGGCGGGGCGCACCTTTAGTAATAAATATCATTAGGGTTTCTCCGCAATTAACATGAGGTTTTGTCTGTATGCTGATGTGGTGAGAGTCGCATAATACGCTGTCTGGCCAGTAGGTATCACAGGCAAAATATACTTAGTATTAGAATCTTTGCTTAACACACTATAATCATTATCGTTAGCAAAACTAATGTAGCTCCCGTGTTTATTGAAGGCAAGAATCTTAGGGTTATAGTCAGAATCAAACTCCGTGTTATACAACCCTATTCCTGAAAATCTAAAGGTGGCGGAGTAAGAGTTATTTTTAATTTGCACATAAATACTGGTTACCCCTGCTGGAATATCAACCGCAGCCCAAACATCTGTGCTATGGCTAGAATTATATATCTGACCACCCCCTGATGATGTCCCTATATTAATAAACATGGGATTACCTGAGGAATAACAATTTATATTCAGTGTCAGCTTTGAGCCAGGAACCACAGTTACTTGTCTTGTCATTGTAGCCTGTGGGGTTAACTGTGCTGCCCCGTATATAGAGGTTACAGTCTGAGTAGTAAGCCACTCGGCTAAGATAGTAGAAGTAGCACTTAAGGCTGTATGCCCTATAAGTTCTTCAAAAGTTTCTATAAGAATTGGGTTAGGGTTAGCAATGGAGTTAATGTTAGCTATGTCATTGGCAACTGTAGTGATGTTAGTTCCGTTATTTGCAACATTAATAATACTACTTAGATTCCCCGAACAGTTATTAACACTGCTCATGCTAGTCGCAACAGTTCCAATGTCAGAGGCATCAGCAGCTACAGCAGTTACGTCAGTAATACTAGTAGCAACTGTATTAACATCGGTAATGTTAGTAGCAACTGTATTAATGTTTGAGTAGTTACCCGCTGTAGCATTTATATTACTAATATTACTTGCGGCAGTAAAAACACTATTAATGTTAGTAGCCACAGTTCCAATGTCAGAGGCAGCTGCGGCTACAGCAGTTACATCAGACATGTTAGTAGCAACTGTATTCACATTAGCTATAGATGCCCCTACAGCATTCACATTGGCTATATCAGTAGCAACAATTCCAATGGTATTTAAATCAGAATAAACTGCATTTATACTAGTAATATTTGCACCCACCGCAGCAATATTAGTTGCCTGTGGCCCAAGTGCATTTATATCAGATATATTTGTGGCAACAATTCCAATGTTAGTTGCATCCCCTGCCACAGTATTAACATTAGTTATGTCTCCACCTACTACGTTAACATTGTTTATATTAGTGGCAACTGTGTTAACGTCACTGATGTTAGTAACGACTGTTCCTATATTAGTTGAGGCTGAAGCTACAGTATTTACATTAGCTATGTCGCCACCTACTGCGTTTACATTGCTTATGTTAGTCGCTGTAGTATTGATGTCACTAATGTTGGTAGCCAGTGTGCCTATCTGAGTAGCATACGGTGACAGCGTGGTTACATCAGTAAGTATCTGGTTACCATACGCAACAAAGTCTACAACATCCCCTGCCGTTGCAGCCGTTCCTAATACTACCTCAGTGCCGTTAGTGGCTGTGAAGTCTGTTACATTAATCAACTTAACACCGTTCAGGTACACATCAATAAACCCTGAATCATAAGACACAGGGAAAGTTGTTAATGACCCTGAAGTGTATGTCCCTGAGTTTGTTCCTACAGTGTAGCTGAGGCGCGTAGAAGAAGTTGATATAGCTGATGAAGCATGTTGCCAACCACCACTGGTGTAAACCTTAAGTACCTGCACTGTAGTGTCGAACCATAGGTCACCTACAGTGGGACTAGAGGGGGCTGTACCGCCTGTGGAGTAAGTATCTACATACTTGTTTACATCAGCAATACTACCAGCAACTGTAACAATGTTTGTCTGGTTTGTAGCGACTACCGCAATTGCATTAGAGTTGGCTGCACAATTGTTTATGTTAGATTCATTGCTTACAACAGCATTGATGTTAGCTGCATTAGCTTGTACAGCATTGATGTTAGATTCATTTCCTACCACACTAGTTACGTTAGCAGAGATACCTGCCACCGTTGTAACATCACCAGAGATACCTGCGACTGTACCGATGTTAGTTAAGTTAGGACTAATGAATCCTAAGCTAACTGCATCAGTCAAATCTACAGGGTCAGCCAGGTTAGTAATCACCCTAGCACCAGCATTATATTTGTTAATACTGTTAACCCTTAGCGCATCTTCAGTCGCATCAATAGCTTCCTGTGCCATGTAGAATGTCTGGAGACCATCGGTGTCTAGGTCAGACTCCTTAAAGATTGCCCCTGCTGTGTAGTCTACAAGTCGTGCTGACTGGTTAGAGCTTCGCTTTAGCTCGACAACAGTTCCATTTGCAGGGGGTGTGTTGAAGGTTATCTGGCTTGTGGAGGGGACGGTGTAGTCAGTCGTTAATGTTTTAACTACACCATCAACTGATACAACTAAATCTCCCTCTGATAAATACGGAAAGGCCACACTAAACGTGGCCGTACTCCCGTCTGCTGTGTACTTATTATTTGCATAAGGCATAGTTATTAATTCCCAATGTTATATATTATGTTGTCTGAAGAGCGTTGGCCTGTTTGACCCTGTATCTTCCTTTCTAAGACACTTCGGTATTCCTGTGGTATTGCTGCTTCCTCACCAAACAAACGCATGAAAGCCATCTCCCTAAACTGATTGATATACTTCCTGGCGTATTGTTCAGCGATACCTGCCTGTGAAGCTGTACCCATAGGTAAGTCCTGCATGCCATGTAGCACATCTATCAGTCCTGACTCGTGGGTATAACGCATCCATCTGTCGTAGTAGGTTTCCATACCGTCTTTTGTTATCTGAGTTCGTAAGTCAATATCACCCATGAACTTAGGCATCTTGTAGGAAGCTGTGAAGTGTGTGTCACCTACCTGCGCTAGTTTATAAAGGAATCTTTCTACCTCTATTTCTTTTGCAGGGATGCCACGCTGACGTTCCTCAACTGTAGCCGTATCAAAGTAGATAAGATTAGCTACTGGATTACTAAGGGTTCTTGCTCTACCTAGTGCGGTGTATTGCTTAGGCACTAATGGGTCATCAGGGTTGACACGCTGTAAGATGAACTGCTCCATTGTTACTGGGTCACCAAGCACAGGGTTGTCAAGCATCTGATACTTGTAGTAAGTGTTGGGCAAGAATGTCTGTACCTTTCTACCTGCAAACTTAATCAACTGGTCTGAACTGTCTGGGTCTCCTAAGTCTTCAAAGAAGTCCATGGCAGAATCAACACCAGAGGCAAGGTTTGCATCTCGTAAAGACTGTGCGATAGAGCCAACACCAACAGCTACTAGAGCCTGTATCTTTTCCATCTCAGACTTGTTGATTGATTCGCCCTGCTCTTCTCTATAAGCCAGTGTCTCTGCTCTTTCTAAAGCATTGACAATAATCTTAATTGGAGTTGAGAAGGGGTCAAAGTTACGGTAGTTAAAGGTACTGCCATCACTAAACATAATAGTGTAAGGCTCTTGCCCACCTGCGTTCTCACCTTGGCGAGTCTGCTTGTAGTCCTGTCCCATAGCACCAGTCACGTTACCTGTGGCATATAGAGAGAACACTGAGCCAGCTATTGAGTAAGACATCAAGGCTTCACCCTGCGCTCTAGCTTGGCGCATAGGGCCATTAGCACCCTTCAAGTCCTTCATAAAACCTGGACTAATCATGTTAAGACCTGGAGTCAAACGTATGCCTTCCTCAAATACACGCACGGGTGTACGGAAGAACAACTGCCCCATAAGGCGCATAGCAGGGTGCTTGTTTACAAAACCCTCATAACCTTTAGCTAATGAAGAAGCTGCTCCTTTACCAGAGAAGTCTCTCTTGAACAGTACATCCTGTACATAATCACGACCATCTTGGTCAGTAGCTTTCACAAAGGCTGATTCGTTCTTAGCTAGTTCGTTATTAATAAAGTTCTCTAGCTTCTTACCCTTCAGTCCTCTTGAGATACCATCAGACATAAGGATGTCTATAGCGTTCTCTTCGGGGGCGTAAGCTCGCGTTAAGGCTTCCTGAGTTTGAATCTGAACAAAGTCATCAAGCTCTTTATCTTTCAAGCCCTTAGCTACACCTGCTTCCATAGCATCGCCTGTAGCTTTACCTACTGCATATCCTCTGTAGTGAATGTTCTCAAAGAACGCATCGGTAGCAAGCAAGGCTCTAGGGAAGTGACGTAAGATACCACCGCCATATCTCTTAGGAATTGTATTGTATTCCTCAAGGAATCTAGCAGAGTCACCTGTCAGAATAGACTTCTCATAACGCCATGCAGCCCTAGCCATCTTAGCTGCCGATGGAATCATAGATGCCATAGCTGAATACTCAGCCACTATCTTCTTGCGTGATGTTGCTGATAGACCATCTTGCATCAAGTTGTTAAGCAAAGGCTTATAGATAGTCTTCGCTAGTGATGGGACGGTGTTGACAATTAAAGTAGCAGGAGAGAATACAAAGCTAATCATAATCTCATTCAAGACTTTGATAGGCTTGTTGATTGCTCTGTAGATAGAAGAGCCTTCTTCTCTCAGGACTTCTTCTGCAAACTCATCTTTCTTAACCTGTTTTTGTTGCTTAAGTTTGATGTATTCAGCAGTGTCCCCACTCTTACGCACCTCTTCAATCTTGGCGTTAAGTGTTGCCATCTCTTGAGTGCGTTCGTGTTTCTGTAGTTTCTCCTTAAAGATAGCATCCCACTGTCGTTCAGCCTCAGTTCTCGATAAGCCTGAAGCCTGTAGGCTTGTAATGGTTTCACCCCTTAGTTGCCCAGTGTTTAGGCTTTCTTGTCTAGCCCGTAACCGTTGCCCCGTGATAGTAGACATAGCTGCATCAAGTTCATCTAGAGGTGCAATCACTTCTTCGATTTCATCTATTTGTTTAGATATAGCTAAGGCTTCGTCACCGTCTAACTTTTGTTGCTTAAGACGTAAGTTAAATACTTTTACCTTAAGTGCAGATACTGTCTGGCTTGTGGCAACTTCAAGGAACTCGCTTTGCCCGTCAGTCAACTCTTGCTTCTTAAGGTACTCTGCAAGTTCTGCGGGGTTTTTAGCGGAGGCTTGCCTAAGCATTTCCTTGAAGGGTTCTACAGAGGCTACTAGCTCGTCCATGTTCTGAACACCATCAGCACCTAATGACGATACTTTACCTGCGGGGACTGTACGTTTGATTGCTTGAATTACACCGTTGAGGTCGGTACGTATCTTTTGTGCAGGAGAGCGTGTGCCAGAGCTAGGCGGTAAATGTGTGTTACCCCCCTCTGTAAACGATTGAACTTTAATTTGGTCAGATGATAGAGCCACAACCTGTCCAGGCTTATCCCCCTGTGCATCCATTTTAAAACCGTCATAACCAGCCTTACGGATTACAGCAATGTCTTCTTCAAAAAGTCTTTCTGGGTTTACTTGGTAAAAAAGTTTATTCTTTTTCAGTAGTGAATTTATCTCTGCTTTAGACAGTCTATCCACATCCTGTAGTTGCCCTGCATCGTCTATAAACCGCACACTCCCAAGGTCATCTGGTAAGTAATCTAAATCAACCCGACCGAATGTAAATCCTTCAGCAGTAGTGTCCATAGCCACTGTTTGAATAGGCACTGGGTTTTTAATATCAACCTTTGCCTCAACCACGTTACCCCCAAAGACTACAGATGTCTCATCATCTGCTGTTCTTGAGAAGTAAAAGCCCTTACTCCCTGCGTGGCTGTGTGGGCTATTAGGTGACTCAATAAAATCAAAGAAAGGTTCTGCTGTAGTTCTGTGGAATACCACCTCACCCGCATCTTCAGGTAAGTCATCAGCAAGTTTTTGCTCATCAACAGTCTCAGCTATCTCTCTAGTAGACTGTCCTGAATACCTTTTGACCCCTGCGGTAATGCCTGTACCAAGCACAAAACCTGCTCCTGTACCTATAAGACCAGACTTAGCAACACGCCCTAAATCAATATCTTCACCAGATACAGCCGTCTCAACTACCTGTCTGTTGACATCATCAACTGCGGTATAGACACCTGACTCAATACCAGCAATGACACCACCTCTAGTGGAGCTTTTGAGTAACTCTTTGATACCTAGCTTGCCTGTTTGTTTAGCAGCTTCTTTACCTGCCAGACCAATACCAAATGTAGTTAAACCTACATAGGTAGTAGGGTCAGTAGCTACACCTTTGAAGAAACGCTTTGCCCCATTCCATGAAACACCTAAGTCATCATAAGACTCCATCATGTAGAGGAAGGCTTTCTTCTGCTCGTCTGTAGCCCCAGAGATACGGTTAGCATCTAAAGACATCTTAGGGAGGTTCCAGTTGAACCACCCCATTGTCTCGATACCATACTTAGCGTAGTCTTGTGGGGAAAGACGAGGGGCATCAACACTGTTATTCATGTTATAAATAACTTCAGAAGCCTTTTGATAATTAACATCATTAACTAAGTCTTCGTCATACAGAGTATCGCCCATATCTTGGTAAGTAGCGTTAAAGCCTTGAGGGGCTTGTGGTTGCCCCTGCGATTGACGGAAAGCATCCGCAATACCTAACGGCTTTTCCTCTTGCAATGAGGCTCTATAAGCATCAGCAATACCTGCCATATTTGTCACCTATATTTATTTGAGTGTTGTCTCTAGGAACCTTTCTGCATAATCATTGTCACTAAAGATGTTTGCTGGGTTTTGTTCTAACAGTTGTATCAGTTCCTGTACTTCATCCCTTTGTGTGTATGGGATTGCATTAGCTGCATCAGGGTCTAGTCGCTCAGTAAATGAAGCTATTGCCTGTTCAGCCAGAGGTTGTACAAATGCATCTAACTCTTCTTTAGGCATCTTGTTAAGCTCGTTCATAGCTTGAGCATAAGAACGTGAACCTTTGTTCTGGGTTAGACTTGGGTCATTCTCAGACCTAAACACAGTAGTCACTAAGTCAGCTAAACGTCTGTCTTCAGCAGCCTGTAGTGGGTTTGGAACCGCAGGAGGAGGCGTACCGCCCTCACTTATTACCACCCAATCAGCATCGGTAGCAGTCTTAGAGTCTATACCTACTGGTAAACCATAAGTGACACCGCCAGCTTCAAATGTAGCACCGTAGGTAGAGTCACCTGTGGGTTGCTCTGTTTGAGTTTGTTGTGGCTGTTGCTGTTGTCCCAGAGTTTGTAGTTGCACTTCAGTCATTTGATTAACTTCTTGCAACCTAGCTCTTACTTTACCTTCGGCTCTGTCATAGATACCGCCATCATCATGTAAGTCTGCGTACCCAGGCACTTCACCCTTTGTCTCAAGATGAAGATTAACTAAGCGTTTAGTTTCTTGGTTCCAAGTTTCAGTAGCTATATCACTAAATGACGTAGCTAACTGACCTAACTGAAACCCTTTTGCTAAGAAGTTGGGGTTATCTGTGTAGGTCTTGATAGTACCACCTAAGCGTTCGCCTAATGCTGACTTATGAGATGCTGAAGCAATGATTTGGTTACCTAGAAGTAAGTTAGGTAACTCTTTGATTAGCACCGCTTTTTCATTAGGATGGATGTCTGTACGCTCATTAACCTTAGCAATCATAGACTCAAGGTCACCTGCTGTTCCTAAAGATGCACTTACACTTATTTCATCTTTAAGAATGGTGTAGTTAGTTGCACTTACATCAGCTTTAACCTGTGCTGCCTGTTTTGAAATCTCAGCCATCTGGTAAACTTTGTTGCCAAGCACAGCATCATTTCCTGTTAAGCCAGTGCTTTGAGCCATGATTCTATCTATACCTGCAATATCACCATTGACAGCTAACTGGTTTAACTTAGATTGAGATTCTACAAGTTTCTGTTTGTTTAAAACTTCTTGTTCTTTTTGCTTACGCTCTAATTCAGCTACGGCTAACTGGCCTATCTGTTTATTAGCTTCACTTAGCTTGGCTCTAGTTGTCTTAGTGTTCAGGTGCTTTAGCCTTTTATCACTAAGTAATCTTGTAGCCCCTGATGATGGGTTAAGTTTCGCATAAGCGATGACCGCATCGACATAGGTTTGATTAACTACAGAGTTTTCGTTGATAGAAGTGTCAATGCTGTTTTGTAAATCCACTTCAAAGGCTTCCACAGCAGCGTTATAGCCCTCTTCTGTTTCTAAGTTATACCTATCAAGTGTTAAGATAGAGAAGCTGTTAATATTAGTTGTGTCTATGTCTTTAGTAGCTTTAGCCTGTCTGCTTAATATGCCTGGCATCTGCTGAGATTTAGCTGCTCTAAAGCCCGTAAGCGCACCTGATAAAACAAAAGGATTATCTTTATATTGCTCTCTAATCTTATCTTCTTCTGAACCTAAGAAGGCATTTAACTTAACGTCACTAAGAGCAATGTCATCATCTAGCTTACTGAAAGTTTCTAGGTAGCTTGTCTGTGTTTCATAGTTTGATTTCTTTTCAATAGCTTGCGCTAGAAAGGACTGAGAAACCTGTGGGTACAACTCCCCTGCTTTAATTGCAGTTAGGATGTCCCCTTCTTCTTCGGCCTTCCAACGATTAATAAAAGCCTGTGCCTCGTCCTGACGTAGCTTGTCATCTTCAGCTTGTTGTTGTGCCGCAGCTCTCTGCCCATACTTACTGACAGTACCAAAGGCTGAAGCCAGTTGGTCAGCAGCCGATACTTTAGGCGCATTAACGCCACCACCATAGGCATCCACTGGGGAAGCTGAGGGGCTAGAGATTGTGCGGAATCCCTGTAAATCCTGCATATGTCCTTTACTCATCCGAACGTCTCCTCAAACCAACCATCAAAAGAATCAGCCATCTTAGAGTCTATTGCAGGAGCAAAGCTCTGGGATGCTATAGCTAACAGATTAGGCTGTGCAGGGGGTGTTAAACCTTGCATACGCGCTAACATAGTCTGTAGTGACCTTTCAAATGAATCATCAATAGTGTCCATCTTGCTATCGAATGTTTCCTTCTGGCGTTGTCTAGTCTGCCCTTCTTGTCTGCGTATGGCTGACTTGACGTTATCTACAGACAACCCCTCAATACCTGCCTCACCCATAGACACATTAGCTCTTGACTCAGCTTCTAATGCTCTGCGTTGTAGGTCGATATTAGATTGTACATAGGCTCTGGACTCTTCTTTCCTTCTTCTGATGAGGATTTCCCTGTCCAAGTCCATGGCATCTTTAGCTGACTCAGTACGCATCTCGTTCTGCAACTTTGTCATCTCGTAGTTGCTCGATGCTGCCCCATACTGTGAGCCAAAGTTCATTCCCATCATTAAGCCACTAAATGCACTCATTGTTCTATCCTCTTCATCAGTAGGTAAAAGTCTTCTCCACCTAATTTATATGTTCTGTTTTTTACTACCTCAAACCCACACCACTCTAACCACCTAATACTATTTTTATTATCCTTGTGTATTAAGTTATATACATTATTAAAGCCTTCAGATAAGTCTTCTATTGTGGGCTTACTTAGTATTAGTATTGACCTTTTATGTTCTTTAGCTAACTCAGAAGTAAGCATCCAGATAACACCATTCTTAGGGTTGTTAGGACACTGTGACACACCACACATAAAGACCACTTTTCTATCAGAATCTACTCCTGAGTAAACTTTAGATTTAGGTAAGTTAAAACTATTAGTTAAACTCTTTTCAGGGGTGTTACCTGTAGCTTCAACTTCTAGTTTATCTATGGGTCTTAACTGCGATGCTAACTCAATAGCATCACTAGGTAGTGCATCAACTATTTCTAACATTATATCCTCTTAGACAATATGGTGTAGAAACCTTCCCATTCAATAGTCTGGAAGGTACACGGTAGGAAACTGTCTGACTTTATCTCTACAGTTACACTGTCATTCTTAGAAAGTACGGGGAACTTAAATGTACCGTCAGATAAACTTGGTAGCCCTACAGTAGAGCCTATCTGGTTGATAACTTGGCCAGTGTACTCATAACTAGATGTAGCCCTGTTGTTAGGCGTTACTTCTACCTTAAAGTATCCTGTGTCCTCGAAACCCACACGCATGCTTTTTAACTGTAAGCGACCTGACTGGATGGCTTGCGCCCCATTATTCTCTCTTACGTACTGTGGTGATAAGCGGTACTTGAAATCATACTTGTAGCCTATTGTAAGTTGGCTGTGTGTGTACTGACCATTTAACACTAGATACCTATAGGGGTCTATAGCCCCATTAGGGTCTAGCCACCACTCGAAATCTAATAGCTTACCTGTAGTGTTATCTATCACTACTGCGTTGGCTGCATTTACAGGGCTGCGTAAACAGAAAGGAATCTCTACCTTGGTTTCGTCATCACTTGCTGAATAAGTTACATCTCCATTAGAAGGGGTGTACTTGTTATCAAGCAATGCAGTAAAGGCCTGTATATTACCAACTGTATCTGTTGCCTGTACACTATCTAAAGGCTGACTAAAGTCTATAACCATAATTACTAATTCACTGCTAGACGAAGAATAGTCAATGCCATTAACATTATCAGAAGAGTTTCTGTCTGATGACTCAGCTACAAAGTAAAGATAGTCACCTGTAGAATATATACTTAGCACCTTTTTTACTGAAGGGAATATCCACTCTGACCAACTTGCCTGTAGTTTCTTCTCCCCATCTGTAAAATACTTATAAACAAAAAACCTACCTGAGTAAGTTATAGCCATGATTAAATCATTACTTTCAGAGGTAACTAAATCTTTTAAGTCGGCAGGGATGTACTTAGGAACGTGCGCTGTTAATTCTACAGCATCACTTCTAACAGTATCAGCTTCAATAAAGTATTCTTTAATAGAAGAATGCCCACTTCTAGTGGCAGTAAAGTAAAGTACATTCTGCGCGCCTACAGGAGCAATGGCCGTGTTAGACTCAAAGTCTGTACTAGGCACTACAGAGATTGTTTGTTGTGTTAGTGGGCCATTAGTGTCTACTTTAAACTGCTTACTTTTTGAAAATAAAGTTAAGGTATCATTAAATACTACGGCATGTTTTAAGGCATTTCCGCCTGTATCTTTTAGGGCTACATCAATAGGAGCATCATCTAAAATTGTTGTTACTGTTTTAGGGAAGAAGTCATAAGGGTCTCCCGACTCGCTGAAAATAATATTCTCGCCACTTAGTATCCCCAGTCTATTTTTAAAGTAAAATACCTGGCTGATTTTATTTCCTACAAAGGAAGGTAAGGGTGTCGTATCTGAGTCACCACAAGTCCTTGCGCCCCAAGTAACAGTGTTTAAAACCCAGTTATTACCTGACTGTGTTAGTACATGGGGCATCGTACTAGCGTTAATACTGAACTGCTGGCCAGGTCTAAGGGTTTCTTCATAAGTGTTTGCAGACAAAGCCTTAACATAATAACTATCAAATGCAGATGTAGCTGCCCCAATAATTTTATAGGTATTTCCCGTTACGGCATTCGCCCCTTGACCATCAGGTAAATCACTAAAAGAGTTATATAATTGTGCGTTAAGAGTCCCTGAAGAAGTTGCACCTGCGGCAGAGACTGTCTTAGACTTATTTAAGATAACGACACCATCATCATCCACTAGTAGCTGTAGGTCTTCCCTTGGGTTAGTAGTGTAAAGATAGTCCCCTGAAGTTTGGGAGGCTTGATTAGTGATTGTGCGGTTAATAGGGGCTGAATAACCCTCCCCTGACTCAGTCATTTTTAATGCAACACTAGAAGTGGCTTGGTCATAAAAGGCTGTAAAACAAAACGTGTTTCCTTGCCATTGAAAATGGTGAATCAACCCGTTGTCTAAGTCCCCTAATGTCTGGGGCAGTTGCCCTTTGTAAGATGTATGAGGTCTTTTCTTCAAACCATCAGCCACATCAGATAATCCATTCTCTTGAATCTCAGCCTGTGTAGGTTGGCGTAACGGTGCTGGCTGTTGGCTTACACCATTAAGTAAGTTAGGTATGCTTGAAGATACTAGTCCCATGATTGTTTACCTTGTAGTTCTGCGAGGAGTTCCTCTGGCAATTATTTTGTAGGTATCGTAGCTATCTGTAAGGAGGTTACTATCCTCATTAATAGCTTCGGTTCTTTCAAATTCTATTAGTGCTTCTCTCTCATCTTCAGCAGTAAAGGCAGCTAAGGTTTCTGAACCCATAAAGCGCGCTTGAAAACGTCTTGCTGCTTTAACAGTGATGTAGCGTTTAACGTGCTGTGGCAGCTCATTAAAATCTAAGAGTAATGTCATATCGACATGCACTGTGCTGTTAAATGAAGTGAAACTTCTTTCACCTCTGTCATATAATCTATTACCACGCTGAGTCGCATCTATATCTTTTGACACGCCTGTGGTGTCTACTTTCACGCACCCAATAGGTAGTTGTATTTCGTTATTAACATTAGGTGTGATAGGAAAGTTAATTTCTGTATTACAATGTAAGCCACGAGTCTGTAGCTCTACACTTGTTTCATTAATAAGTGCTTGGGCTAGTGTTGCATCAATCAGTGCTGAATCATTCAGATTAGATACTGGAGCTTCACCAATGGCTGATAACATTACGTTTACAGCTTCTAGCTCTGTTGTAGTTGTAGTTAAAGCCACGATAAATCCTCTTTAAGTAAAAAAAAGCGGAAGCCAAATTAATGACCTCCGCTATAAGTTTTAAGCAGTCTGGATTTGAACAGCAGCTTCAGGACGTAGGACACCGTGGCCCATAGCGTACTTAGCAACCATCAAGGTTCCTTGTCTGCGAATGTCGTACTCTGACTCTACAGCCAAATCCATCAACTTCACTGTACCAACAGCAGAAGTGTGAGCGATAAGAGCAGTAGTGTTAGCAGCAGCAACAGCTTGTGGGCCGCCTGTACCACCAGCATCTACACCAGCACCAGTTATGTTAGCGGTAGGTAGATGTGGAGTCTTGATAAGGTTGATACCAGCGATTTGTGGTACTGTACCTTCAGCAATCGAACCACGACCAGAGAAGTCTACGTTTACTGCGTTAGAAGCGTTA